TATCGAAAACAACATCATTGAATTCAATGCAGAAAAGGGTTTTATTCTAGTTCAGACCCAAATCTTCAAAGAATACGAAGACCAAAAGCCTTCAGCGATCGATTACGCATTCGGCAACGTCGCAACCTACAACGTGCAAATGAAAAAGTTTTTTGTTGAAGATACAGTCACGAGCAGCATAGGACGTGCCATTGGTCTTTTGCTAGGTACGGACAAGCGCCCAACCCTTCAGGACATGCAAAAGGTTGAAACGATCAGCACCAGCGTTGCCAAATCTACGGCTGACGATTATGACCCGTGGACAAAGAAGTTTGGCGACGTGCCCAGTTACAAGACCGCAGCTGAAGCCGAACAGTCAGGCATTCCGTCATTGGGTTCATCAATGGACGAAGTGGCAAAACAATTGGGCGGTCAATTAGTAGCCGAAGCACCGCAGTGCAGCCACGGGCACATGATTTGGAAACAAGCCCACGAAGGCGCACCAAAGAATTGGGGCGGTTACTTCTGCACTGAACGCACAAAGGCAACACAATGCACGCCGCGTTGGTACGTCTTTTCAAGCGACGGAAAATGGAAGCCCCAGGTATGAGTGATTACGTCGAAATAATCTATCCACAAAGCATGACGGCAAAACTCATGCACAACGGTGACGTAATTGCCGAATACAAAGTCGCACAATGCGACGGGTGTGCCCTGGTCACAAAACTGGACGCATTTGGTTACAAAATCGGGCAGGGCGGCGAAAAACTTGCCTGGTTGTGCGGTGGTTGTCGGTGAAAATGACATTGACGCACGCCGAACAAATGGTTTGCATGCTATCGGCGATCAAATGGGAAACCGATACAGGCAAAACAATGTCCAACCCGCAGCGATACCAAAAAGACCTTTCGACTTATGAATACCTTGTCGAAACTGCTGAAGCAATTGGCAGTGAATGGGTTGTTGCCAAATACTTCGATCTACCATTTGACCCGTATCAGCAAAAGTTCAAGGGAACGGCTGACGTAGGCAATGCAATTGAAGTGCGTTGGACTAAGTACGTTGCCGGGCAATTGATCGTTCATGAATACGATCGACCAGGCGACATTGCAGTGCTGGTCACTGGTCAAGCACCGCACTATTTCATTGCGGGCTGGATTCCCATTGCTATGGCGCAACGTCCTAAGTATCGCCACAGTAAGCAACCCAATTGGTGGGTTACTCAAATCAATCTTCAGCCGATCGAAAATTTACGGAGAAGCAACTATGGACAAAGTGCAATTTGAATGCAGGAAATGCAAGAAGATCACGGTGCAGCTGATTCACAAAATAACCGACAACCTGCCCGAAGGTGTGGAAGTAATCCAATGCACGAAGTGCGAAGTCATGGGGGTTGCACAGATAGGGACTTCAAATGCCAATCTATGAGTTTGAATGCACGGTGTGCAAAATCCGTGTTGAAGTGGATCGATCAATCCACGACGAACGCAATCCAATCTGCTGCGGTGAAAACATGAGTCGAAGGTACTCAACTTTCGGCATTTCATTCAAAGGCGACGGTTGGGGTCATCAATGATCGTCGTGCTTATGGGCGCACCAGGGGCAGGCAAATCGACCTGGGTAACAAAAAACAAAAACGGCGACGAACACATTTTCAACACTGAAGGTGTAAGAATTAACCGTGAATTAGACGTTGCGGCTTACATGCAACACCAACGCATGAAGGCAATCAAAGCAGTCGAATCAGGCAAACACCTTATTGCCGACGGTACTCACACAATCAGCACCCACCGAAAAGTTTGGCTGAATCTAGCTGACCGATTAGGTTTAGAAACACGGTTGGTTGTGTTTGATACTGCCCTTGCAACCCTATTAGGCGTTCAGGTTACCCGTGAACACCCTGCACCCCCAGTGATCGTAATTGAACACTATCGTCGATTACAAAGGGCAAAACACATTATTCGTCGCGAAGGGTGGGGTTCAATTGAAACTATTACACGTTAAAAGTTATCCACAGAAGTTATACACAGGGTGCAAAAGGTTGTGGGACACGCCCAACGGTATGCGTAAAGTTATTCATCACTTGACGGGGGGGTGTACGCTTGACGCATACAACAACACCCCGCATTTAAGGATTTTACATAAGAATGAAGTTCTTTCAAATAATCTTGAAAAGAAAAAGATAAATAAAAAAAGACTTCAATTGTTGTTGTTAATTACTGGCTTCGTCGCATCAATAGGGGCTAACCCTGCCTTAGCTGCTAATTACTCAATAGACCATTTGAAATTGTATGCACATTCAAGAATCCTGGATTATAAAGAATTCCAGTGTTTCAATCGCATAATCACAAAGGAAAGTCGGTGGTCATACACTGCGCGGAACGGGTCGCACTGGGGGCTTGGGCAGATGAGATCAAAGCACTATGGAACACTTGACCCATTCAGACAAATAGACGCTTCATTGCGATACATAACAAATCGTTATGGAACACCATGTAAGGCATGGGACTTTCATCAACAAAGGAACTATTACTAATGGCAAGTGCATTGAAAGACAATGGAAGCACTGGTAAATGGCGCAAGATTCGTGAACGCATACTGCAACGTGACGGCTACACATGCCAGCAATGCGGTGGTGAGGGAACAACGGTTGATCACATACTGCCACGCAGTGCAGGCGGTGGCGACGACGACTGGAATCTTCAGTGTCTATGCGCTAAATGCAATTATTCGAAAGGGGGGCGGTTTTTTAGTAACGCTTCGACACCCCTGACCCTTCCTTGTAAAAAAATCCCCCAAAACGATTCGAGAAGCCATGAAAACGACTGAGAAGCCCTCAAAAGGTCACCAAAGCCCCGTAGAAGCCCTCAAAAGCCCTGAAACGGTTTTGGGTAGGGACGCAGACCTGCAAATCCCGCTAATCGGCGTACAAACCCCACGAATTCACACGCCATTGAACGATTTACCTTCACGCGGGGGTGAATTGATCGACTTGGCGACTGAACTGGGTATCGAACTTATGGAATGGCAGAAATTTGCGCTTATTCACACGCACAAAGTCAAGCCCGACGGGCGGTGGGCTTCACCAGTCAACACGATCGTGGTCGCACGCCAAAACGGAAAATCATTTTTGCAGCTGATCAGGATTTTGGGCGGTCTTTTCCTATGGGACGAAAAACTGCAAATTGGTTCGGCGCACCGCTTGTCAACGTCGCTGGAACAATTCAGGGCAATGGTTCAAATGATCGAAGGCAATGACAACCTAAGAAAACAGGTCAAGAAGATTCGTTGGCAACATGGCGGTGAAGAAATCGAGACGTTGACGGGTAATCGGTTCATTGTGCGCGCAGGCGGTTCGGCTGCCCGTGGTGTTTCTAGACCTTCGACGATTCACCTAGACGAATTGCGCGAAATGACCGACATTGAAAGTTTTGCCAGTCTTAGGTACACCCTCATGGCGGCGGTCAACCCCATGGTTATGGCCTATACGAATGCGGGTGATTCGTCGTCAGTCGTACTGAACCAGTTTCGCGATCGTGCCCTGGCTTCCATTGCAGGGGTCGACGACGACATTGGTTATTTTGAATGGTCAGCACCAACGGACGAAATCAGTGTGGAAAACGCACGGCACGCCAATCCTTCAATGGGAACACTAATTCACGCGGACAACGTGCGAAGCGTTTTGAACGACCCCCCTGACGTGGTTATGACCGAAGTATTGTGTAGATGGGTCGTGGCAATCAATTCTGCCGTAGACGCTGCCAGTTGGGGTAATTGCCTGGATAAGACCGTCGACCTGGACATTGACAAATTGACCTGGTTGGCGATCGATCTTTCGCCGTGCAGAAAATTTGCTTCACTTGTTGGGGCGCAGAAAATCGGCGGGGAACAATTTGTCGTGAAGTTACTGCATACCTGGCAAAACGATCTTCAATTGGACGACAAGGCAATTGCAAATGATCTTGCAGACTATGCGCGAAAGTATCCAACCGAATACGTGCTTTACAGTCGCAAGACCAGCGCAGCCGTAGCTGCCCGCCTTGCTCCCGCTGGGATTCCCGTGTTCGACATGGACGGCGTTTATCCGCAGGCATGCGACGAAATGTTGTCGGCGATCAATTCAGGGCGTTTGAAACACCGTGGTCAGGCACAATTGTCCGAAGAAGTGTTGGCAGCGGTGCAATTGCGTCGTGGTGACGGCGGTTGGGTTATCGGGCGCAGGGCTTCACAATCGGTCGTTTGCGGCGCGGTGGCAGTTGCACTTGCGACACATTTTGCGACACGCCCAGAGAATGATCTTGACATCATGGTGGGTTGATCGTATAAGCCTGACACAATTTGCACATGGGTTTATTTGACTTATTTGTGCCAAAGGTTGCGGCTGCCGTTCCAGCTGCGCCTTTGGACGTTGACGCTTCACTTGCGCCGTATTTTACTGAAAACAATAATTTTTTCTTGTTCGGCATACAAAATGCCAATCGTGCTGAAGCAATGAGTGTGCCAACAGTTGCCCGCGCATTAGGAATCATTCAAACGATTTCGTCATTGCCAATGCACACACGCAATGAAGCAACAGGGGAGAAGGTAACGCAACCGCGCGTGATCAATCAGCCTGACCCACGAATCCCAGGTTCAACCTTTTGGGCATGGATAATTTCAGATTTATTTTTCCACAATTCTGCGTATGGCTACGTTATGGAACGTTATGCCGACACGGGAAAAATTCGTGCAATGGAACGTGTTGCACCTGAACGCGTTTCAATCACAACAAACGCCAATGGAACAGAAATTGATTCTTACGAGATCGACGGCACACCCGTTGACCCTTCAAACCTAGTGGTTTTCCCAAACACGCAAGAAGGTTTGCTTGCACGCGCGGGTCGCACAATCAAGGCTGCTGCGGCACTTGAAAAGGCTTCAATGAATTTTGCTAATGAACCAATTCCACAAATGGTTTTGAAATCAAATGGCACATCACTTCCAGCAGACCGCGTCGCAAAATTGTTGTCATCATGGCGCACCGCACGCAGCAACAAATCAACGGCATTCTTAAACGCTGACGTAACGCTTGAAACAATCGGTTACGACCCAAAGAATTTGCAGCTGAACGAAGCCCGCAATTACGTTGCACTTGAATTATCACGCGCCTGCGGCTTGCCTGCATACTTTACAGATTCGCAACAATCCAGTTTTACCTATTCAAACGCCTTAGACAAAAGGCGCGACCTGGTTGATTTTGCTTTTAGAAATTACATGTCCATAATCGAACAACGCCTTTCATTTGCTGATTTCACACCAGCAGGCAACAAAGTCATGTTTGATCTTGACGATTTCCTTCGTGGTAATCCTTACGAACGCGCGCAGGTCTATGAAATCTTAAATCGTATCGGCGCAATGTCGATCGAAGAAATACGCGAGGAAGAAGACATGCTGCTATGAAAAAACTGATCACACCCATTGCAATCACGGCTGCCGATTCAAACAGTCGCAC